AAAAATAATTGGTGGTGCTACACCTTCCGCTACAATTGGTAAAATATTAGATGTGAATACAATTGAAGATATAGGCGACCAAAATGTGCCTAGACTAACTGCTTCCTGAACTACCTTAATATATTTATTGTCTTGTAAAACTACCTCATTTAATCCTAATTCATTTACAGGTAATATTTGATACGCTAAATCATCATTATATTGGTCTCCTCTTTTAGTAGGATAATGTGAGCATAAATTATATAAATTGGTATTAAAATAAATTGTTATGTCTTCGTCTTGTGGGTGATATAAATCAAATTTATTATTATCACTATTAAAGACCATAACGGGCGGATATAATGTTGTTCCTGATTGTGTGTTAATGTCATTTATAATTCCTTGAAATGTGTTATTAATCAAACTAACGAAATGGTGATATGTATGAACATAATAATACTCATTATATACGTCTTGACTGATATGTATGGCACTTAATAAAGTTTTACTACTATCTTCTGGTTGGTATTTTATTGCCTGTGTTATAAGTGTTCCTTTGTATGAAATAGAAATGGTATAAATTGTTTTATTTGGGTCTGATTGGTTAGCTTCTATAACGGGAATAAAAAGGGGTAAATCTTTAATTCCGTCCATTGTGTATCTTATAATTGACATCTTATACTTACTGGCATCTGATATAATTGGAAGGTCACGGGTTTCATTAAATTGAGCAACTGGGTCATTTGTGTTTCCTGTTGATTTTGTTTTTCCATTAACAATATCAACATTATAATAAATAGTTTGAAAATCACGGTGTCTATCTTGATTATAATAATTTACGCTTGAAAGCATTTTATATATAACTGTAGAGAGATAATTATTTCTTTAAAATTTCATAAGTTAAATTTACTACAACATCATCAGCGTCTTTATTTTGTTCATCCTTAAGTTTATTCATTAAGTCGTGGTATTGGTCTAAACTTAACTTATAAAACAATAATCTGCTTGCGGTGTGTCTCCCACACGTCGCTATATCCATCCTCTCTTTTTGAACTGGTTTATTATTGTACTCTAAATTATACCCTGCTTTATAAATCAATTCTAAAAGTCTGGGTTTATCCTGACCAAATTCTTTATTTATTTCGTCAGGGGTATTTAAATTATGTCCCTGAGTGTCAGGAAAATATCCATAAGGGTCAAAAAATTCCACCGTATTACCTTTTTTTATTACGCTTATCCAATGTCCCGTTTTACCGTTCTCTGTCAAGTATAGTATTATACACCGTCCTAAACTGTCAAGTAATTCATCAAAATGGTTAATATTATAAAGTTGGTCGTATGTGTGTATTTTTGTATCAGGGTTTAGAATATATTGTAAGTCAGCATCAGATAAAGCATAACTCTTTAACATATCTACAAGCTTTTTATTGGTCATATACTTAACTATATATAAAATTTTCTTAACATTAATCACGGTCATCATCAACTCCAGCAAATCCTGAACTTTGAGATAGTACATAATTAGGATAATGTTTATGTACACACGCCCAACGTCCCATTTTTTTTATAGTTGGTATAACCTTTTTGTCTAACGATGTATAATTCTTTAATAAATAACCTAAAATATAATTGCTTGTGTTTTGAGGAAATATTATTATTCGTGTCGCTTCGTGTAAAATTAAACGTGTCCTTTTGTAGTCAGATAGTTGGTGACTGATATATATCATTGACACACAGAAATGCCTCCCTGTTGTAGCAATATCGGATACAACGCTCATTATAGCATCTAACACAGGCTTTTTTAATGTTTCAAAATCATCAAAGACCATTAAAGCAGGTTCAGCTTTATTTATATCATATTCTTGTTCTAAAAACTCATTTGTATCTACACGTTCTATAAATTTTAGTTCGTCTAATGTTTCATCTTCTTCAAGCTTTGAAATTAAATATATTCTACGCTTTGGAAATAATTTTTTATAATTGTTGATAATTATCTTTGCTTGATATGACTTACCTGAACCACTAGCGCCCGCTATATAAAAAATATCACGAGCTTTTGGGTCAGGACTTGGTAGAATTTGAAACATTAAATCCTCAGGTAAATATATATGTCTTTTTCCTTTTACCTTTTTGTCATTTATATTTAAGGTTAGAAAACTATTAAATGCGGGGTTAGTTTCATCTCCTTTTATTATCGCTATTGGTTTTTGGTCTTTACTTTTTTCTTTATCACTTAATATTTCTTTAGTATCTTTCATACTTGTTAAACTTAATGATGGCATATATAACTAGCCTTAGAAAAAGTTTTTTTTACAAAACTCGAAATAAACATTAATTTAGGCTAACACTTAGGCTAAATTAATATATTTTATTTTATTATTCTGCCTAAACTTTAGGCTACTTTTCATTTTTCAAAAAACATTATTTTTTACATTTAACATTACGAATTACACAGCTTATTTTTCCTTTTCCACTCGTTTGGCTTCTTGTTGTTGGTCCAGCAGCAGCACCAGCATCAGCATCTTTTGGTTTATTTTTACTTCCTTTAGGTCGTCCTCTCTTTTTTGGTTCGGTAGTTTGTTCTTTTAAAATAGCTTTTACTTCCTCAATTCTATCATCTACCCTTTCACGAGATTCATCCGCACTAATATCACCCCTTTTTAACGCATTGAAAATTTCATTATATTCATCATCGTCATTTAAGAATTCCATAATATTCCTTATTCCTTTTTGTTTTTCTGTTTCTAAAGTATCTTGGTCTTCCATACTCATCATTTCTCTTTCAGCATTTTCTTGAAGTTGTTCATTTCGTTTATCTTCTGCTCTTGCTTCTTGTTCGGCTTCGTCTTGCTGTCTTTTTATTTTTTGTTGTTCATCAAATATATCTTTTTGTTTATTAGATTCATTACGTACATCAAAAGCCTCAGGTTTAGCGTCTTTCAACATATCAGCCACTCTTTTATTATTATCCAAATTCTGCCACCAACTCTTAGGTAAAATTTCTTTTAAATCGTTAATTTTATTTTGTGCCATTGCCACCACATCAGCGTATTGTTTTGGAAACATTTTAATAGGCTTCGCTTTAATAATATCTCTAAATGAATTAGTAAAAGCCATTTGTCTATCTGATGGACTTAAGTCATATGTTTCAATTAAAGCAATTATACATAAAAATAATTTATACAACATTGAAAGGTTATTTATGTTTGATAAGAGACCAATATATATTTTTTCTAGACTAAAAACCTCACCCTTTTCATCCATATCAAAGTCTCCTATCTCACTACTTGCCGAGCTTCTATTATCTGTGTCAGCTTTTGTTGCTTCTGCCATACCTAATTTTAATGTTGTAATATATCCGTTTAATGTCTCTTGTAAAATATCTGAATACCTGTTTAAAGTATCACGTGATAAAGTTAAGCCATATTCTCTTATGTTTCCTATTGCTTTATAAATCTCGGTGTTCTTTATTCCTCTTTCATCTGAATAACTAGATGCTATTATTTCATTAAAGAAAATTTCTAACGATGTATTTACACTATCATTTTGTTGAAGTGGTGGAAGTGCTCCCATTTGACCCGATTCAATAGCCTGAATTTGATTTAATTGTGTTGCTCGTTCTTGTAATTTTGTTTTTATCCATTCAGTTCCAGCTCGTGTTGTTATTCCACTACCATATACTGATGATGAGCTTCCTAATGATGACCCATAAGCTCCTGTCATTGTATTAAAAGAACCTTGAGGAACACCACGATGGATTGGATTACCTCTTAAATATAAGGCTTCTCGTTTCTTGTTATCGGATAGTTTATTCTTTATTCGATTCATTTCAAATAAATAATTTTTGTTGTGAATTTCTTGTGCAGAACTCATTTATATATTTACCCGTAGAAAATAAATATATAGATGTTAATTTATCTAGAATCTTAATTTAAATTAAGTTATGTTGTTTAATGTATTTACTAGCTTGTGGTAGTGTCATCCCTTCACCTTTCATTATCTCTTTTACTAATTTATTCCGTTGTATTTGTTTCTCTGATAAATTACGTTTCTTTTTAGCTCCCCCAGTTGATTTTCCATAACCTAACGCTGATAATCCCACAGCACCAGCCACTCCATAAGGTCCAGCTAAAGGCATCAAAGGTTTAGCTATTGAAGCCACAGGTTTTATTACACTATCAAATCCGTGCTTGAAATCTCCCCAAAAACCACTTCCTTGTAATCCTTCAGCTTTCATTATTTCTTTAGCATATTTTTCACCTAATGATTTAGCTCCCGATGTAGATTTCTTTTTAGCTCCCCCAGTTGATTTTCCATATCCTAACGCTGATAATCCCACCGCACCAGCTACTCCATAAGGTCCAGCTAAAGGCATCAAAGGTTTGGCTATTGAAGCCACAGGTTTTATTACACTATCAAATCCGTGCTTGAAATCTCCCCAAAAACCACTACCAACTATTTCTTTTCCTAGTTTCACCATTCTTTTTGCGTTCTCTTTTGTCATATGTTTCGATGCATCTTTTCCATATTTTAAGATATCCTTTAAGTCCATATCTTTTAATTCTCCTACTTTCATACCACCAGATAAAGCACCATATCCTAAATAATGGTTTCTTTTTAATAGTTTAGGATTTATAGCCATTTTTTGACTTAGTCCAAAATTTCCA